CCCCCGAAAGCTTCTTTATCAGGTGCTTCCCATCCGGCGGATGCAACTTGGACGTGCCTTTTTTGTAATAATCCCACTGTTCCCGCTCCGTCCGGCCCCCCTGGTCGATCCGGAAGTCATTGGTCATCAGCACCTTGTCCAGGATTAGCTGGAGGCACGGGTGAAGAGTTGACCACTCTCTCAACGAATGTTGACTGTATTTGAAGCCCTTGAAATACATTATTCCCCCCAGCTTTCAAATATCTTCCGGTCACTTTCGGCCATACCGCCCGGCCAGAGTAAATACTCGAGAAGGGAGCGGAACCACGCCGCGATTCCATGAGCCTTATCGACACACGTCCTGAGAATCTTCTCTTCCTCGTCTCCGATATTCAGCGTGTCGCCAGCGGCGTAAAGTTTTTCGGCAAGCCTGACACAGGCCATTGCGCTTTTCGGGTCGACACCGGCTCCGGTTTCCACGAGCTTCGCGAGATATGACCCGAGCGTCAAAGGCTGTTGAGAATTTGAATGTGTGACCGCTTCGCCGTGTCTATCGACCAGCCTTGCGTTTGTTTGTATTTCCATTTGTTCCTTTTAGTTGAAGTTATCATAAAATCGTAGCCATCGAAATGTTCCATTGATTCCAACGCGCACCGCACCGATTTTTCCTGCACCCTCATTTACATCGGCTGTTATTGGCCCCGCGCCAGATTGAAAATCAACAAACTCTTCGGAGACATCGTTTTGCTCAAGTATTAGTGCTGGTATTCCTGCTGCCCCGCCTGGTTGATCTATGTGTACGGATGAAGCTGCCCCGCCAATAAAAAATATATTACCGGCGCCAGTCGCCCATTGGAATTGATCCGATGCGTCAATCCAATTCAATCCCACGGCTCCATCAAATACTATACCTTTATCAATATCCGCCGTGCTGAATTCGATATTGTTTCCAGTTAGTTCAAGAGTCGTCCCTTCTATCGTCGTAAAAATTCCCGTGCCCGGAGTATTCCCGCCTATCGCCGTAAAATCTCCCGTATTCGGTGCGACCGATCCTATTGCCCCTGGCGAAGTCAGAACGAGATTCGGAGCCGAGGCATCGTCCTCCTGGATGGCTAGGAGATTGTCCCTGTATTTTGTCGCCAAGGCCGTAGTATACGGACTTTCAGAATCGATCTCGGCGTTTGTAATTGCTACGTATATGGTCATTTTTCAATCTTCTATATTATCTTGTAGGCATCGGATCCATCGGCCATTTTCCCTGTGTTGTCAGAAATCCACATATATCTTTGCTTGTTGCTCTCCGATTCGGAACCGTGGTCGACCAAAGTGTTCGGCCCGATGAAACCATAGCGGCCCAGGAATGAATCCCTTATCGCCACGTAATCAAAGGAGCCGTCATCATTTTCTTTGACCTGCAACGCCTGCATTTGTGTAAGGATAGATTCTCCACGGAAACCCTGATTAGATCGGTGCCGGAGGTTAAATATATCCCCCGTCCAGATATCGGAGTCCTTCGCGGTCAACGTAAACTTGTAAATGTCCATCGAATCTCGAAGGATTGCAACCGTCCGGCCCGTAAGTTGGAGCGCCACATTTCGGTTCGTCCCATCTATCCAGCGGGATTTTAGACGCTTGACTCTCACGTCGTTATATTGATCTGAAGATTCGGCGTCTGTGTCGATAGAGGTCACGGACTGTTCGAGGTTTGTAGGATCGTCCAGCCGGTCGACAAAGGAAGGGCGTTCATATGCTACGGTTACCCTGGTAAACCGGTCACCCTCATTCCTCGAATATGCCTCTTCGACAATCGATGCCTCATCGGTCACCGTGACAAGAGCGGCCAATTCATCTGCCGTCCGCGGTCGTATCGCCCGGAATCTTATTTCTTGATCGATATCATCCCACCAGAGATAGATCATATATCCTTGGCAAAGTTCGTTGACCAGGCTTTCGACGTTGGTAGGCTCAACAATCAAGGTTTCAGGGATGGAACCAGCAAGCCATATGTCGGCTTCGGCGATCCACTCTGCAGCATCAACAAAGGAGCCGCTTATTCCTGCAAAATTGACCAACAAAGTATTTAAAACTGAGTCTACTCTCTGGCCGCTAAATCGATGACATTGTTGAACGGCCGCATCTGCATTGTGTGCCGCTGCAGTACTTCCATCAGTGCCTCGAACGACTGTGAATACAGCTCCGCTTCTCGTGTAAGTCATAATCTCCGAATCTATACGGAGCGTTCCCGGGGTCACATATTCTAAAGCTACTATCGCGGCGGGCGTTACTGTCAACGTAGTCACCGCATCATCAATCCCCGCGAGCAACCTCCCCGTATTTTGTACTGGACATTCGGCTTTATCACCAGAGGCGAGCCGGAGGATATCCTTTGCAACGATGGTAAAAACGCCTTTGGAGTCCGGCCCCCCGAATTTATCAATCACATAATTATGAGTCCGGAGATTTGCGAGGACTTCCGCTTCCGTGAATTCCGGCTGCTGATTGTCCGGTTTGTTATGATCCCACGGCAAGTACCCGGATAAAACACGGATAGACCTGCCGGTATGATAAAGATTGCGGGCACGGAACCGCCCGAAATATGTCCCCTGATCAAAAGGATTGTAGGTTGATCCATCATTCGCCGCGGCGCCGGTTTTTCGCTCCGCGACATATTTATCAATCCCGCGGTCGTGGTGGCGGTGGTCGTCAAATGTCAGCTTTACCGAAGCGCGTATACCCATGGTCTGACCCGGATCAATCCGAGTAGGTGCAGTGTCAACTTCGATCAGTGAAGGAATGGCCTCGAACAATTTAGGGATGCCCTCGATGGGACTGCAAAAGCGATAGGTCTTTGTTGCGGGATTGTAATTTGCGGCGTCTTCGCACGTCGCCCGTGTATTGAAACATTTATGCGGGAACCCCGCGGCAAGCGATGCAGTGCAAGGCGGGACATCCCAAACCTCGGCGCAAAAGTCGAGGTCGATCTCGACTACGTGAAACCGACGTTTACCGGGATGAGTTCTTTCAGTTGCCCAGGTCATTATTTACTCCTGCCAGGTCATTTCGAATGCTCCCAATTCAGCGATTGTCGTCATGGCGACCAAGGCTGATTCGGCTGTATCCACCGCCGCCTTTGTGGCTTCGATCAACGCAGAGGCGGCCTGTACGTCCGCATGGCCAGGAGGCAATAGACCTATCCGTCGCTGATAGTAAGGGGGACAATGATTATCAAAATACACCCTCTTGAATCCTTCGGCCTTGATAGCTGCGATCAGTTGCTCTTTGAGTTCTTCGACGGTCAGGGGATATTCTACATGCTCATACTGCGTCGGGTCCCCCCATGGGCCATATTGCGCTGCTTGATTCGGTGCCTCCGCCTCATAATATGAGACAATCTCTTCTGTTTCGATATCGGTAATTGCTATTCTCATTATGTGAGCTCCGCATCCAAAATTATCTGGGCCGACCCCGTTTTACTTCTCAATTGTCCCCCGTCACCTACCGTAAGCCCCGCAACACCCGTATCTGTCCATTGGATGCTTTTCAAATCGCGATTATGTGCAAGAGAAGCATTTACTGATTGGGTTGCGGCGTTGCGGAAAAACCATTCAAAGTCGGCGGCCGCGGACCTGGTTACCGTTGCCGTGCCTCTCATCGGTGGTGCGGGGATAACCGCAAGCGCTATTGTGGTAACATGAACTCCCGCTGGCCCCACATATCTTGAAGCTACTCCGGTTTGTATGATGGCGTAAAACCAATCGCATAGTGACTCTTCCAACCACAAAGGCCGTGTCTCGAAAGATGAATCCGAGCCCCCTTCTTTGAATTCAATCTGGGCAATTTCCCAGTATTCGGCGTTGCCGGTGACTACAAGCTGTTGGATTATAATCTGGACGCCATTTGCCGTTGCATCATTCGGGATATCGACAGTCAATCTCACCTGCGTCCATGTCGTCGGCGGTACCCCTGATACCATATCGCCATTCGCGGTATCTTCTGTAGCCATCACCGTCCAGCTTCCGCCCGATCTCGTGTTGGCGGTTCCGTTTCTACGGACAGTTGCCCTGATCCCCGATGAAAAAGCAGAGTTCCGCCGAATCTTAAAGGAGAGGGTCATCCTCTTGCCTTTCATATCCTCTACATCCGTAGACTCAAAGGTATGCTCAAAATTGCCAAAACTGGAAGCTGCCCCACTCAGGAATTTTGCATAGAACTCGCTTCCGACTGGCGGGGTTGTAGACTCACGGGTGCAAGTCAACGTTCCGCTTTTGTTTAAAAAATGCCGATCTGCAAAATAACCAGACGCCGAAAAAGATGTGCCACGTTTCCAGACCGGGAAGCCTCCATTGATTACCTTGTTGCGAAGTCCGAGCGGGTCACCGTGCAAATCTACGTCTTCCCAGATTCGCGTATTCCCCCCGGAAGTAACCGTTATTTGAACACGGGCGGGATTGGCATAAACCAGGAATTGCCCGTTTGAATCTGCGGTGAAGGGATTGGATTCAGGGGTCGCCCCGGCAATGTCTTCCCAGAGAGAGATATTCAATCCCGTAACAGCATCCTTGATTGTTACCGTAGCGCCCGCCGCTATGGCGAGGTTAGTAGTCCCGGTCAAAACCGTTGATTGAATAGCTCGTAAAACCATTTCAATAACTCCTAAGTGACAATTCCCCTTGCTCTTAACGCAAGGCTTCCGTAAACGTTTGAATCATATTGCGATATTGGCTGCTCTTCAGTAAAACCGTAGAAGACTTCTTGCTCTGAAACCATTGAGGCGCGATCTCTGGCCGCGAAGAAAAATGGATAGTTTTCCAGCATCCGCACGGTATCCTCCCAATCCTCTCGCGCCCAACCCATGCCGATGCCCCGAACGTCCAGTTCGAGCCGCGCTCCGTCTGCCACGATCACCCGGCCAAGGAAATTTCCGCTTTCGGAAACTTCGGTCATGAACCGGTTCCGCCGGGCGAGGTGAGGAGGCGACCAAGGCGCGGATATCGGCGCATCGAATTTAAGTGCCTGACCCATATTGACCACCCCGATGGTCACGGGCACCGGACTATTTATCCAAAGGCGATGATCGGCGGCGAAAACATCATCGTACAAGATCATGAGCGGCTCGGATGTTCCCGGCTTGTATTCGCTACTCGAATCCGTCCAGGTAGCTCCGCCGTCCGTGCTGTGCTGCGCCTTGATCGTCGCGCCATTCAGGTGGAGATCGTGCGCAGCAATGCCCATGTAGTTCGACATGTATGCGATAGGGAGCGTTGCACGTAGCCAGTTGATCCCGGCTACTCCCGGCCGCCAAAAGTCGAAGGTGAATCCTTCGGCATAGGCGTTCTCGCTTTCAAAACCCACGGTCTCCGCGCTCTCGGTTACCGTCACCCCGGTGCGCCGGAATAGGCTATCCACCCCGAGACGTGGCGCGAATACATCTTGATCCGGAAGGATGATTGCTTTGGAGGTGAGAACAACGGCCATTAGATCACCAGCCCGCGGAGACGTGTAGAATCATCGCCAATTACTTCGGCCAGCCTATCTATGAATGCACGCATCTGGTTGTCGCTCCATACGAATGTTCCTCTTGGTATATTGATGGTTATCTGTCTACTCGGCATTTGCTCAGGCGTAGACACCCGTTCACCCTCGCGGAGAATGGCCAGCCCCTCGCCCGTCTGTGCCCCAGGGAAAGGCGCGAGTTGGTTGCGGCCTACCAGTCCGCCAGTGTGGAATTCGGGTGGTTGCATGGCTTGAATTTGTGCGACACGGGCAAACCCCGCTGCTATCATTCCGGCTGCGGCAATTGGCCCAAGTATGGGGCCCAGAGTAGCCAGCGCTCTTGTGGCGGCCACCCAGGTATTTATTGAAGCTTCAGCTATGGCAAGGGCCTTAAAGAAATTCCACCAATCGCCGCCGAGTACTTGCGCCAGATCGGCGAACCCCCCGAGAGCACCCGACACAACCAATGCGGCTTCTCTGAATTCTTCTTTTAAAGCTTCGGCAGCGGCGGCGGCGGCGGCCTTTGTCGTTTCCTCAACAGTGGCCATAGCTTCTTCGACTGCATCCGCAAATAGTCCAGCTTGAACTGATCCTTCACCAAATTGCGCAATAATTAATCTCATAAATTCTTCTAAAGTTGGCTTTGTTGCTTCCACCACCGCTTCCCAGCTTTCATGCGCACCTATCATCGCCCATATATCATCTTCTGCCAGACCAATTGCGGTTCCCCATCCTATGACTAATTGTCTACCAGCTTCTACTCTTTTGGCTGATTCATTTATTGCTTTATCCCAGTCTTCAACAATATCGGTTACATCTTTTATATTATCTCCGGCGTCTTTTACGTTATCGCCGAATTTTTTGAACGTCTTGGCTACCACTTTGCCCACACTATCAATCTCGTTCAATTGAGTAACCAAGGCGATTAAATTATCCTCAGCAGCTTTTAATCTTCTCGGATCGGTCATGACACCCAAAAATTCCTGCATACTCGCGCGGATTTTCTCAATCTGTATTCCCCAACTCGCGAATGCTATCTGAATTTCAGTGGACCAGGACACCAGGGCGGTGATTCCTGTTACCATTTTCGTTACCCAGTCCAACAAGCCGGTATCTCCGATTGATATTGCCAACGCCTCAAAGGCTGATTTGAGCCTAAGTAAAGCCCCGGACAATCCCTCCATTTGGATATCGGCGATTCTCTGCGCCGTGCCTCCGCTATTTTCGAGTTCCGTTGTAAATTCTCGAAGCGCCTCACTACCCTGCCCCAACAAAGCCGTCATGCCAAGAACGGCCCGTTGACCGAATATTCTAACCTGCTCGGATGTGTCGGCCCCGCTTTTCTCTAATTGTTCTATTATCTCCACCAAAGAGACCAAACTTCCATCAGCATTTTTAACGTTGATTCCAAGTTCATCCATCAACTCCTTGACTTCTTTGGTAGGGTCGGCCAGCCTGATCATTATTCCGCGTAGAGAAGTCCCCGCTATTGATGCCTGGACGCCCGCATTCCCCATCAACCCCAATGCAGCGGCAGCTTCCTCGAATTGGATACCAAAGCCACTGACTATTGGGCCTGCGAATTTCATGGCCTCACCGAGTTGCGTCAGGTCTGTGTTTGCAGATGTGAAAGCGGCGGTAAGTACGTCCGTAGCCCTCCCAGCGTCATCGACTGCCAAACCGTAGCCTGTCATTATGTTGGATACGATATCTGCTGTTGTAGCCAAATCAAGTTGAGCGGAGGCCGCAAGATTCAAAGTATCCGGCATGGTGGCGATAATCTGATTTGCATCGAACCCAGCTTGAGCAAGAAAGCCCATCGCGTCGGCTGCCTGACTTGCAGAAAATTGAGTTGTCCTCCCCAGTTCCTTGGCTTGATCTTCCAGTTGTGCGAATGAATCGCCAGTCGCGCCAGTCAGCGCACGTACCTTGTTCATTGACTTTTCGAAGTTGGCGGCGAGTTTCAATATCCCCGTACCCAAACCAATAAGCGGGACAGAGAAATTTGCAATCAACATCCGCCCAGCACCAGCCATTGATCTACCGATACTGGCGGCAGTTGCCTTAAATTTTGTATCCAGTTGAGTGGCTTTAACTTTGGCCGTATCGATCCCCTGGTTCAGCTTCGCACTATCAGTCATCAATACCAGCTTTGCCGAGCCCAAAGATTCAGCCATTACTTTTTATCTCCCACGTATACGGGGATTCCAAATTTCTTTGCTACGTCCATAAACGGCATACCCTTCACTATATTCGAGCGTTGGTTGCCTCTCGCCTGTCGTTCCCACTGATTCATAATCTGCCTCGATTGTTCCTTTTTGAGATTCCCAGAACCTACCCTCATGGCGCTTGCAAGGTCTATTGATTCCTGAGCTTTTATCTGCCGGACAGCATCTATATGCGCCTGGACTATCCACATAGGAGCATTTAACCAGTCTTCGGGCCTTCCTCCATAGAACCGGACGAGGTGCGGGATAGTTCCGGTGATCCATTCTCTATCGGAGGAGTGGTTTGTTTTTTTAACTCCTCCGCGTATGCTAAAAAATATGCATTCACGATCTTTTGTTTTTGACCTGGCAATAGTTTCGCTTGGACTTCCTCGGGTATACCTTTGGAAATATTTGAGAATGTGGTATTTTGTAATTTGTCCAATTCCGCATATTCTTTCTCGGTAAGCCCCTCCTTTTTAATGAGCTTTGACAGCCTCTCACCAATATTTTTAATACGGATTTGTTCAGACGTGGAGAATTCGTCAAAGTCGGGAAGGAAGTATTTGACGTCATCTATAGTGACGTACTCGGTGCGGTCGTTTTTAGTTATCTCTATCAGTGCAGCCATGGGGTTTCCCTTCGCTTTCAATTAGCAAAATGCCCTGCTCCACGCAAAATGCCCGGAGCTTCGCAAGTTGTTCGTTTACGTTGTGGAGCGCTCTCCGGTGCTTCCGCATCGCGCCCTTGTGATATCGCTTTTCATCCTGCAGGATATCGGCTTTCGCCTGCATGGGTTCGGTCATCGGACTATGTTTCCGTGCGGATCAAGCCATGTCTGTCCGCTGAAGAGGCTGCGTTCAGATCGTCCATAACCCGGAAGGATAGTGCCAACCCGGCAGGTGTGCCCTTAACGAACACCACATCGGGAGCTGCGTCAGGGCGAACGCGCGGGAGTTCAAATTGGATATTCTTGCTCGCCCCGTTTGGTCCCAAGCCGTTGCCCCGAACCAAGAGCGCTCTTGTCGCGACGTCTACGCCTTTGTAAAGGTCGATTACGTCATCACTTCCGTCGGTCGTTTTGGCATTTAGATTCAGCGCCCTGGAGTATTCGGCCAGAGTGATATCGTTGAGCATAAAGGATATTACGATACCCTCTTCCGTCCGCATTGATTTCAAGATGCCGGTTGATCCCAAGCCCCTGAAATCTTCGATACTCTCCTCATGCGCGAGTGAAACCCCATCTTCCCCTATTTCACGATTGCCCAGGGTTCCGATGAGTACCCAAGGCGAGGCGGGCGGCTCCAATGTTACCGCTGGCATTGCAGTGCCGACAGGGGAAATGTAAACCTCGACCGGCCCGACTACTACTTCATAAGGTTCTGTACTCATTTTGTTCTCCTTAGTTTTTATGCGACCGTCCGCTCATCGGCCAGGATCGTCCATGAATTCCATTTGACTGGCCAGTCGGTTACAGGATCTAGGCCCGTGCTCGCGCCTCCTGCTGGTTCCGCCGAGTGTAAGAGTACGGAGCTTATCGTCTCCCGTTTGAGCGCCCTCAGCGCGCCGTGAACCGCTCTCCGCACTTCCTCCGCTTCAAATAGCGTCGCGCCGTAGCAAAAGAAATCATATCGCTCCTCGTTCAGCGTCATCGTTCCGCGTGTGACGGGATTGAGACCACCCCCGCCAGAGGCCACGACAACGGCTTTACGCGCCATGTCGTCTGTGTCCGCCCGCGGGAGTTTATCACCGTAGACTCGCGTTCCGACCTCGGTGGCTGTATCTGTATCCGCCAGCAGGTAGGCTATCAAAGCAGCTTTTGCATCGGAGATTTGCGTCATGTCAGCCGTAGACCAAGATTAATATTGCTTGCCAATTGCGGGTACACGGCATCGGCGGCGGGCCTCAAATATGGCCTGGCCGGGATAGTTACCTCTTTAGCACTTCGCCATTGACCGTCCACTTTGAACCTTAAAACCTTCGCCTTCTTTGGAACTATCCGCCCGCCGAGTTCATGGATAAGCGCGTAGGCAACATCCTTCGATCCCCATTCACCCCGGAACCCTCTGCCGTCTCTTATCGCCATTGTTGAAATTGCAATTGACCCTTCAAGTATCCCTGTGCGGTTTTGCCAATTATGATTATTTTTCGCATGTACAACAGCCTCGGCCATCGTTTTATTGATTGCGAACCTTTGCGCCCACGCCACATCCAATTTAATTTTATCGCCTTCCCATACCAAGGTCATGATTACGCCCCACTTGCGGAGGATTTTATCTTTCTCAATTCAAGCGTGAGGTGCGTATTCCTGAATCGAAGCGTGTCAATCCGGAATGGCCCAGGGTATAAAACAACGCCCAGCCTATCTTGAATTTCTGTTACCTGATCCAGCTCTGTGACATCCGTTCCGACGGGCATACTGCAAAATAGCTTTTCCTCCATAGCAAATTTGCGAGTATCGTTTATTTCCCTCCGGTTGTCCCCGCGGGCACGTGTCCATATACGGCAGGGGATAGGATCTCCCAGTGTCGAGAATGAAGGTGCCTCTTTATGCCCGTATGCGTTCGATGTTGACGTGCTATTGCGCTCTAGGACTGCCCTGTTGATCATCCGAGCCCTGGCCCTGCTTCCAACGGTGCTCATACCACCAACATCCGGTTATTGCTGTTATTCAGGAGCGATAATATTTTCCTTGTTTCCGGTGCGAAGTCCAAATGTTCGAAATCGAAATCCCCTTCCTGTTCCTGTTTCGCGCCGATGTACATATTCGCCAGCGTGACCAGATTGATCTGTACCAGTTCCCGGATATTCGAATCGGTTGCCGGGACATAAATCACTTCGGTGTGCGGCGCCCATAAGCTCCGGGAGTTTGTCCCGTCCGTCAACCGTACGAGCTTCCTGCCGCCTTCCTGCCTGTAATCATCCGCCGACAAGGTGGTCTGGGTTCCATCGTACGTGTCCCGCTCTTTTATCGAAGTTATGGAGCTCGTAGTCCGGGCCAGGAATAGAGTCCTCTCTCGCCCTTGCGGAAATCCTTCCTCGTTGAATATCTCGGTGAGCGCCGCTGTATCCCCGGCCTCGCGGATAATCAACTGTTCAGCGGCGGCGGCCAGACGATTCAGAGCTGCATCGGCCAAGTCCGTCTCGATATGCGTTCGCAATTCCGTGGCGGTCAAGATGGTCATGGCCTATTCCTAGAAGCGCATAGCCGCTAAGGTGACTGTAGTGATGAAATCGAACGTCACGCTGATTAAATCGTTGGCGTCGTTGTAGACGTCCTTGTCAAACGGGCCTATCATTTGATCGGTTCCTGCCAATACCGCCACGGTGCGATCCGGCACCGTCAACCCATCCACCAGTTTATTCGCGGCTATCGTTACGTTACAAGTAGACCCGCCTCCGTTGATCACGTGTAAAAACAATCTCCCATCATTTGGCGTGACGTAATTGTTGGATGCGCTCAGGCTCCCGGTATTGGTTGGTACGACACCTGTTTTGACTATTTGCTCTGCTGCTTTCGCGACTTCAGTCATGATGCCTCTCTATTCTATGGTTTCGGTTTCAGGTTTGGTTTCTTCGGAACCGACATCGGCAAGTACCTCTTTCCAAGCCTTGCCCCGCTCTTTGGTGTTGACCTTGTTGCCCATCCGGCGAGTTAATTCCTGAACGTCCGGCAATCCGGAATCGGTGAATAATTTCTTTTCTTTATCCGGATCGTCTTTCGATTCCTCGGCCATGGCCCGCATGTAGCCTTTGATCTTTTCCTTCCTGGTCGCCGGTTCTTCGACTGGATTTAAAGGTCTCCCCGGCATCGGCTGGCGCATACCCTGCTTGTCCTGCCCGGTATGGAGTTCCTTGTCGAAGGAATCCCGCCGTTCCTTGGATACGCTCTCCGGCAGGTGGCCATCGATCAACCCGGTGGCCAGAGCAGTCTCATTGGATACCGTTCGACCTTCCGACCCAAGCAAGAAAGTTGCCGTTGGGTCACCTTCGCCTACAGCCCGCCCGTCTTTGTCCGTGAATGTTCGCTGTTTCAATTTTACTGACATGGAGTTTTCCTCCGTTTTTGGATTTGTGATAAATTGAAATGACATTTTTAATCGTGCTCGTAACCGTGTAAAAACCAGGACATATCCGATGCCCCTCCTTTTTTATTGGTGAGCCTGTACAAATATTTTGTGCCAGTCAAAAGGTTTTGTTCCGTTTCGCGACTACCACCGCCACCTTGCGCATTCCCGCCCGAACCCCCAGAACTTAACCACTCGCTGAGTTTAGTGCCAACATTGACGCCAGAGGTCGGCTTGACATCGGTACTAAGCCCGATATAATTCCCGTCCTGCAGTAAAACGACGGTTATGGATTACTCCTCTTCGGTGAAGCCTACCAGCCCCACAACGCCGTCCACTCCTCCGGCTCCTGCCGCTATGTTGACGGACACAAGAGCACCCTGCGTTACCTTTAAACCGGGACCGAAATCTTTGTCAGGAGTCCCGGCGTCTGCATACCAGGTCAGCTTTACGGTTGTACCGAACTTCAACTGGACTCGTTTGCCGTTCCCGGACTCCATGTTTGCGAGGACTTTGGTAATCCAATGGGATTTCCCGGCTTCAGCAGCTTTGGTTGCCGTGGCGATGCCAGCGGTCTGGATGTCCGTCTCTATCCATTGGTTAACAGGCGTTCGAATCGACATTTATCTTACTCTGTGTAATGGTTGCCGGAGAAATTTATCCCTTGCCCCTGTAAAGTGCCAACGGACGCATCGTATGAAGAGGCCGCCGCCAATTCGCCCCAGTTTCCAGCGACAAGCCCATCTGCTGTATTTCCTTGGGAGTCTAGCGTCAAACCATCCTCGATGAAGTTCTCGTGCATGAACATGTGAGGGCCCACGGCATCGGCGATCGCCCCAAGTTTTACCGCCGCCGTGCATTGGCGGAAGTAATTTCGGCGGATGGTGATATTTTGGAGGGCGCCCTGCATGTAGATCCCGGCCGCGAAATCTGCGCCCACCCCCTCGAAGGTGCATCCCTCAATCAGCATGTCCGAGATAGCGGCCCCTCCCGCGAGGGCCAGGCCGATACTGTTGGCGAGATTCCATTTCGGGAACCGGCAATTTTTCAGGTGCACCCCGAACGCTCCGGCAGTCGCTCCGCCGACCAGCAATGCCGCGCCCTCGAAAAATAAAGAGCCTGCATCAGCCCCGACAAAGCCTATGCCGATAATGGTACAAGGTGCTGATATGATGGCTGTGGGGTCGCTTGTGAGAGCCGTAGACCAAATCGAAGTAAACTCGCCTTGTACCAACGGGTTGAGTCCACGCTGAACTGTTGTCACGGTTATCCCGCTCTTGTTAAACAGCACGGGAGTAGTGACTAGATTCCCGCCAGGCAACATGACGATGAAATCTCCGTTGCCAGCTATGCTCGCATCAATGGCGTCCTGAATCGTGAAGCCTGAATTGGACGGATTGACAATATGAATATTCGCTTTCGGCGAGATCTTTA